AGCGCGTAGGCAGAGTCGTCGCAGCCAATTTGGAAAGCTGCAACGACGGGCGACCCGATCCATGACAAAGTGTGAAAGATCACTTCGCAAATTATCGGTAGCTGCTTTGTAATCACCAGAGATGTAAATCTCATCAGGACCACAGTTACCTATGTTCACCGTATCACTACTTGCAGGTTTCCCTATCAAGGAGTAAACCGGATAGATCTTAAGAGTATCCCAGAGAAATTGTTGAACTTCTCTGAGCACCCAATAGGAAAATATGGGACCCGCGGTTACCACTCGGGTTTTACAGGACTCGGGAATAGCTATAGGTCTACAGGTAAACCCGGCCCTTAATTCCTTCTCTACCTCCTTCTCCACTAGAAGAGCGAAGATCTTTTGTATCTCCTCTGAGTGTGATGGTAGGGTAAAGCTCCCGTGAGACGACAGGGCAAAACTCTGAGCGGTATCCAGTTTCACTGGTCCCGCTGAGTCTCGCGCCGTTTCCCAAACTCGAAGTATCTTCGATGCAGCCCCCCCAGTCCAATCAGAACTGACGCCGGGTGCATGATAATGACCTCGAATTGAAGGAAATGATGCCTTCTCCTTGAAGAAGAATTTTGTCGGACGACCGTTTGTCGTGAAAACGTCATCAACGATTGCAGCGGACGCACACATTATAGAGTCAAGTTGGGTAGGTGCATTCTCGAAACCGGTAGGACCGGTACAGATTGTCTTCCTATGCTTGACTAATGTCTCAGAAATAAATCGGGGGGAGACAGTCGCTGTCCCCTTCTTAATATTCTGTAGCGTCTGAGCCTTGAAAAGAGCCTTACGATCAGTAGGGCGTCTAAAGAGGCGATATGATAAAATTTTGACCACAGATCTAATAAACCTGCCGGGTCTACCGGGTACCACACCAAAGATCTTCATTGATTGTTTGGGAGGTGCCGGGCGTTCTTGGGAGCAACATATAGAGAAAAGGGAGGCACTCCACCACTTAATAGTGGCTGAGAGTATTCCCTCGTTCTCCATATGTTGCCAACGAACTAACCAAGAACTAAGTTCATCGGCGGTTAATTTATCCATGGCGAATATGGTTTTTAGCATTTTGTACACGTGAAGCACATTGTGTACAACCCTGAGAAATGATCGTCTCTTTCCATGATCGGTCACTCTGGCTTTGTCAGAGCGATCGTATGGAACGTATTCGTAAACTTCAGGGCGGATGCTTGCCAGCATTTCTGTTATTCTTTGTAACAGGGAGGATTCGCCTTCCAGCCAAGAGTAGATGTATTTTGGTAAGTCCTTGATGGGCTTATGATCCCCGCGATTTCGAATTTCGAGTTCCAACTCACCGATCTGCGTAAGCAGATTAGTGTCGTTGGAGACCCACTTCCGAAACCGTAGCGATTCATTAGCTTGTCGTTCTTTCTTATACACAAAAACTCTCCTGAATAGTTTCATAGTTTGCATTTAGCACTATAGGGACTATTC